TTGGTCTCTGGTTCTTGGTTCTGGGGTACGGCATGAATTTTGTTCCACGATGGACGCGGGGTCAGTGGTGCGGCGCGTTGCTGATGTTTGTCGGCTGCGTCGGTGCGGGGTTGTTCGGGTCGAGTCTGATTCCGGCTTCGCACGCGATCCCGTCTGTTCCGTTGTCTCAGCTGGGCCTGGCGGTCGATCATGCGGAAAAGTCGCAGGTTGTGGCTGCGTCTCTGCCGCCGTTTTTGCTGGTCGGTGATGCGGCTGGTGAAGACAACTCGAAAAAGAATATCCGCCTTTGGGACGCTGTTTTGCAGGTCCGGGGCGAGCATCTTCCCAATGTGCCTCAGCAGATCGGAGATTGCGTTTCGTGGGGTGCCTGTAATGCGGTGAACTATCTGCAGGCCGTGCAGATTGTGCGGGGGCCGCCTGCGGAGTTTCATCCTGCCTTCCCGCCGTTTACTTACGGAACGTCGCGGGTCGATGTCGGCCGCAAGCATGGTTCCCGGTTTTCCGGGGATGGAAGTGTCGGGGCTTATGCGGCTGAGGCCTTGCGTGATTTTGGCGTCCTGCGTGCAGATCATGAAAAATGCCCGCCCTACAGCGGATCGGTCGCGCGGCAGTGGGGGGCGAGTGGTCCGCCAGCCTGGGCGAAGGAAATTGCCAAGTCGAATCTGGTGCAATCCGTCGCGCCAGTGAACTCAGCGGAAGAGGCCAGGGACGCGATTGCGGGGGCTCATTGTCCCGTCACGATCGCAAGCGGCTGGTGGGGGACCAACGATATTCCCGTAGTGCATGGTCGCCGGGTCGCTCGCCGGACAACAGCGTGGGCTCACCAGCAGTGCCTGATTGCCTACGACGGATCCGGGCCTGAGCCATTGTTCTATTGCCTGAATTCCTGGGGGCCGAATGCACATCCCGCGCCGATGCAGGGTGAGCCACCTGGGGGCTACTGGATTCGCTGGGCGGATGTTGACCGGATCTGCAAAGAGGGGGATTCGTGGGCGCTGAGTGCGTTTGATGGATTCCCGGCAGCGGGTCCGGATTGGGATGAGTTACTTCGTCGGCCGGCAACGTCGCCGGTGACGTCAATGGATGTTCCGAAAGGGGGAGGCAGGGAAATGCGTGAGTGCATGGGTTCGCCAGGGTTTTTAATGGTCTTATGTCTGGCGGTGTCGCTGGGGGGCTTGCTGCTTTTTGCAATAGCGCTCCGGGCGGAGCGAAAGCGGATGGGCCAAGCGGTAACAATGCTGCTCATCGGTCTCTGCGCAACAAGCTCATACGGCTGGGCTCAAGACTTCGAAGCGGCCGCCAGTCGGAGCGGTCCCCCGCAAAGTCCTGCGGCTGTTGCTGTCGCAAACAATGCGACTGTGACGACACCCGCTGATCCGATGGACTGGACGGCAGCGACAACCAGACCTGTGATCGATCTGCTCAATGCAGGCTGCCAGGACATTGCGTCCGATCATCCGCAGGCACTGGTTTTTCTGATGGAGCGGGGTTGCAGCGACTGTGAGCGGCTTGATGCGTATATCAAGCGTGAGCTGGTGCCGAAAGGCTGGATTGAATCCGATCGGCCCGATGCAGATTTCCGCATGGTCGACATCCGTAAAAACCCGGAAATCGCGCGGCTGTACGGTGTTGAGGTTGTGCCGACGATCGTCTACCTGAACCGATTCGGCCGCATCGTGGATCGGCGTGTCGGGTACACGGTGGGTCAGTCGTTGACGAGTCCGCTGCTTAGTTGCCGATGAGGCCATTCAACTTTTCATCTCTTGAAAAAGGAACGCCGCGATGGGTAAGCGACAACCCAAAGCGGCTTCTGGTAAGTCTGCCGATCAACGTGATCCTTATGCAGCGCCGCCAGATGCCGATCTGTATTACATTCCTGATTCTCTGAAGCCGTTTGCCGTCCGGATCGATTCTCTCAAACTGGATCCGGCGAACGTGAAAGATCACGGCGAGGCGGATCTGCCGACTCACCAGAAATCCCTGCGTGATTTCGGGATTCGCCGCCTAATCGTTGTCCGGGCCGATAACCGGCAGGTTGAGGCTGGCAACGGAACCTGCCAGGCGGCCTTGCGGAACGGTTGGGAATACGTCCCCGTCCTGTTCTGTCACGATGATGCCGGGCGAGCGGCCGCGTTTTCCCTGGCGGACAATGCCGTCTCGACGCTATCCGGCTGGAATCCGGAACGTCTGCGGGAGTTGACCAGCGAAGCCCTGGCATACGTCGGGGATCTGGATGTCGATGCCCTGGTTCAGAGTGTTCTAGCCGATCTGGGGGAAGATGAACCGCAGGAAGAGGCCAGTGAGGATGAATCCGCGCCGGCTGCCGCGGTGCCTGTCGATCCGGATTCTGTGCTTGTCAGCCGGTCCATCATCGTGAGTGGTCTGACGGAAAAGCGTCAACGCGAACTGATTGCTGAGCTGCAAGGCCGCGGGTTCGAGTGTGAGATTCGCGATCGATTGATGAAGTGAAACCGTTGGGGGTGTCATGTACGAAAACGAACGCCGCAGGCCATGGACGGTTGATTTACAGGGGATTCCTGAGCAGACCGAATTGCGGGGGGTGCTGAAGTCGGCGCTGACGCCACCCGCATCGTTCGGGCCTGCGACAATGGTTGAGGTCTATATCTGTGAGCCCGATCCGGATGGTACGGAAAGCGCGGACGGGTTTCTGCCGCTGCGGATTACGTCTGAGTCAATCAAGGTTGCTGTCTATGATCCGAGTCTGGCGACCGTGGCGGAACCGAGTGCTGAGCAGCTGGATCCGGAAGATCCGGCGTTCAATCCGACGTATTGCCGCGTGAAGCTGATGAGCGGGGTTTGGGAGTTGTCCTGGGTTGGGTGTTGAAAAGCGTTCTTGGTTCCTGGTGCTTTGTTCGTGGGTGGAAGGCAGTTGGATAATGAAAGACGCGAAGCAATGCCGTTGCAACAAATCAGCCAACGGGTCTGAATGGTCGATTTGCTCTGTTTGCGAAGGTCGCATTCATTTGAGTGGATGCACATCCCGCCGCAATAGCAACAGGGATTGTTGCCCAGAGCGGCATTTAATCTTACGGGCCGCTGGGCAGTTGGTAGGGCTGATTGACGCGTCTCAGCCGATGACAGTCGACACAGCGGCATTGACGTAATTGGAATGCGATTTGAACCACAGAGGCACAGAGGACACAGAGAAGGGAATTGACGAATGTCTGCGGAATTGCCCGTCGAGATGTGTTTCTCTTCGTGCCTTCGTGTCCTTCGTGGTGAAAACTGACGATGCAGTTAAAGGGGCAAACGGCCGTCGGGACTCATTACGGGGTTACTGAGAGAGCGGTACGGCTGTGGATGAAAGATCCGCTGTTTCCTCAGCCGGTAGGAGATGTCTACGACACGGACAAGATTGATGCCTGGCGGGCGACTCGTCCCAAGGAAAAAGACTCTGAGTTGAGCCAGGCGAATGCTGCTTTGAGTCTGCAGCTGAAGCAATATAAGGTCGCCAGGGAGAAGGAAGCGGCGTTAAAGGCTCAACGGGAGCGTGAGGTTTACGAGGGGACGCTGCTACCTCGCAAGGTCTGGGAATCGTTTGTGGCGGGGTTGTTGGCGAACCTGGCCGACTGGTGCGATCAGTTCCCGGAACTTATTGAAAATCAAATGCCGAGACAGCATCGGCGTAAGGTGCGGGAGTGGGCTGAACAGCAGTTGAACCGGATGCGCGATCAGATGGCTGAGGATCTGAAGCGGACGCCGGAAGATGATAGTTGAGTTCTTGGTTGAAAGCAAAGTGATGGGTTTGCTGATGGCATTGTTTTTCGGGATCTCTCCGTCGGTCTGCGATGTCGTGAAACATCGGCCTTTCGTTTCGACGGCCGAATGGGCTCCGCAGAATATCTATCTGCCGAAGGGGTCCGAAATCAAAGGGATGTTCCGGCTGGATCTGTTTCCGCACGCTCGCGAACCGCTGGACTGCTTCGATGATCCCTACATCCGCAAGATCATCCTGCAATGGGCGGCCCGGTTGGGGAAGACCTCGATCGCGCAGGTCTGCCTGGCGAAACAGGCGGCAACTCGACCGGCTCCCATGGCGTTTGCTGATGCCGATCAGAAATCGGTTCAGCGTGTGCTGAAACGACTGTGGGCGATCCTGGCTAAAGTCCCTTCGCTGCGGGGCAAGCTGCCTCCCAAGCATCTTCGGTCGGCGGACATGATTGAGTTGCTGGATTGCCTGATCCATGGGGCCTGGTCTGGATCCGCAGCGACGGCAGCCGACTTCGGGGCTTTGGTCGTCGTGCTGAACGAAATTGACAAGATGTCCCGCAAGAAATCGAACGAAGCGGATTTCGCTCAGCAGATGCAGGACCGGGCCTTGGGTTTTGCGCGTCATAAGATTCTGGCCATGTCGACTCCCAGCCGGAAAGGGAATTCGCGTATCGAGACCTTGCGTCTCGAGGGGGATAACCGGCGTCGGGAAGTTCCCTGCCCGTTCTGTAACGGGTGGCAGGTGTTGAATGAGGGGAACGGTCGGGATCCGGGCGGGCTGCGATGGAAAAAGGGGAAAGACGGTCACAGCGATCCGGCGATTGCTCTGGAAACAGCCTGGTACGAATGCCGCTACTGCCTGAAAGCGATCCGGGATGAGCATCGGTATGTCATGCTGCAGGCCGGGGTCTGGGTCAAGGAAGGGCAGCAGATTTCCGGCAGTGGCCGGGTGACTGGTAAGGCGTTGCGTGAGGGGCCGATTGCCTCGTTTGGTCCGCTGAGTTCGCTCTATTCGCTGTTGCCGTCGATGACATGGGGGTTTCTGGCTTCTGAATCGGTCGCCAGCCGGAAGCGTGATCCGGATGGCAGGGTCGATCTGCGGGAAAAGCGACGGCGGTTTGTGAACTCGATCCTCGGGGAAACCTGGGACGATGCGCCTCCGGAAGTGGCTCAGCATGTTCTGGCAGAGCGGTTGTGCGTGCCTGGTCAGCAGCTGGGGATCTGTCCGGAATGGGTGCGGTTTTTGACGCGGGGGGTCGACTGCGGCGGTGTCAAGAATGATGCCGGCGGCCAGGTTTTGACGGAAATGTGGTATTGGGTCATGGGCTGGGGGCCGAATGGCCGTTGTTGCCTGATCGAGTATGGGATGAAGACTCCGGCAGAGCTGGCTCTGGATCTGCCGACGAAAGACGCGACGAATCCCGACGGGAAGATTTACAAACATGCGGACGGCGGGCTGCCCCTGCGGCCAGTGATCACATTGATTGATTCGGGCTCATTCACGGTCGAGGTTTATCAATACTGCCGCAAGTTCCGCGGAGTCTTCCCGGTCAAGGGATCTTCGACCAGCACATTTCCGCAGACTTTCTATCTGACGGGTCTGGATTCAGACACGGCTAAACAGGCGGCGTTGCGTGCGAATCTTGGCGGCCTGGTGCTGTTCATGGTCAACGGGGAACTGACTCAGCAGTGGATGGAATCGATCGTCCGCGGGGACAAGAAACCAACAGATGCGTATGGGCTGAGTCTGCCGGAATTGGTGGGTGAGGATATCGGGCTGCTGAATCAGCTGATGGCCGAGTATCCGGCTGAGGAGCGGACGGACAACGGTTATGACGTCCATAGCTGGAAAAAGCGGGGCAACAACGAATTCCGTGACGCGGCCCGCTATGCGTTCGTGGGGGCTCAGTTCAAGACGGATCACGGGAAGAAGTTTGCGAACCTGCCGCCACGTCTGACGCAAGCGGCGATCGATGCGCAGCGGGCGAAAGAGGCGGCAGTGCAGGAAGGGGTTACGAATGCGGCGGGGATGCCATGGTTGCCGCATCTGCGGTATTGAAACACAGAGGCACAGAGGACACAGAGGGGATTTTATGACGCGGCCTGATTCTCATCAGTCGGACTTGCCTGATCGGCGTTGTGAAACGTGCCGACATGCAAAGGTGTTGGCGGAAACCTTGGATACGCTTTGCTTCCATGGTGACACGATCAACGTCGTTGGAAAGTCGACTTATCCCGTCATCGGGTTTTATGTTGAATTGAACGGTCGAGAAATTGTGAACGACGATTCGTATGTGGAAATCTGGACCACTCGTCACGTTCAGAGCGGCGACGTTTGCGACGAATGGGAAGGGCATTGAATCTCTGGCTTCTCTGTGATCTCTGTGCCTCTGTGTTTCATGTTTTTGATTCGAAGGGATAAAACGCGATGGCGAAAAAGCGGGTTGTTGACGATCTGGATTCTGTGACAGAAATTGATGACGTTCCGGCGGAGTTCAGCGGGCCTGGTGCTGGGCCTGCTGTCGATCCTGTTCCTGGAAGTGCCGGGTTGACTCTGGCCGATGGGGCGGTGTTTTCTGCGGAGCAGATATCGCGGGCGTGTGTTGACATTCCCATTCTTTTAATTGACATTGACGATCCGGGTTATTTAAGTCGTCGGATTGATCTGACTCTATCGGGCGACGAGGGCCAATTCTGGCAGCGGGCTTTGATCTCTGCCAGGAAGTTGCATCTGACGTTTCACGGACGAAGGCCGGATGAGCATGTCGAATCTTCCGCAGATTTGCTGCGGTATCTGGTTCAGAAGATGATGGAAAGCGTTTACTCTGCCGATAGCAGTTCGTCCGAATGATCCGCTGAATCCGATAAGATTGCATCGCGTTTTTAATTGAAGCGACTGGCTGCCGTCCTAAGATGGCGGCCATGTCACTCAATTCTTCATCCACCCGCGACGATGCTATTGCCGAGATTAAGAATACTCTCGGCTGGCGAGATGATACGTCTGGCGCTTTGGCTCGCCGGTTCGTGATCGCGGTGAACTTCTACATCCTGGTGACACCAGCGAACTCGTTGACGTCGCAACGTGCGGATACTCGTTTTCAAACTCAGTTTGATCACAAGTTCCTCGTTGACGAAAAGAATCAGGCGGCTTCCTTTGCGGCTGAGTGTGTCGCTCGCAGTGCTACATCACTGGCTGAGCGTGCGGATGTGCCGCGACAGATTTCTCTCGAACGAATTCGGGAGGTGATCTGATGGGGGCTCGTACTGACCTGAGTCTGACCGGATTCCGGGCCGACTATGACATGATGAAAACGGGGCCGTTTCGTCCGATCCGGTCTGGTCTGGCTCCGATGGGTGCCGGGGCGGATTGGCATATTCGCAGCGATGCGCAGTATCTGCGGATGATTGAGCTTGCGCAGGATGTGATCCGCAACGACATGATTGTCGGCCAGGCGATGCGACGTCTGACCGATAACGTGCTGCAGGGTGGGTTTCCGGTCGATCCAAAGACCGGAAACGACGAAGCTGATCAGATCCTGAAAGATTCCTGGCAGGAATGGACCGGGGACAAAAAGCATTGTCATTACACCCAGACGATGAGCTGGTCGAAAATCGAGGAGCTGACGTTTATGTCGGCCCTGGGGTGTGGTGATCATTTCAACGTGCCTACGGAATCCGGGCGGCTGGATACGATCGAGAATCATCGGTGTCGGACTCCAATGTTGGGGGCTCGCCCTGCCACAAAAAAGAATGTTGTCCTCGGCGTGCTGAAGGATGACGAAGGGATTCCGCAGGAATTCTGGTTCACTCAGAAGGATGTCGGATTCAATCAGGTGTCGACGGTCGGGGCGATGGTTCGTCGTCCGGTCTGGCTGTCGAATGGTGAACCCGGTGTGTTTCATGCGATCGATCACAAGCGGTTTTCGCAGACGCGCGGTGTCACCTGCCTGGTGCCGATCTTTGATGCGGTCGGGATGAATGCCGATCTGCAGTTTTCCGCGTTGATCAAGCAAACGATTTCTGCCTGTTTTATCTGGGCGCGTGAGCTGGATTGGCAGGTTACCGGCGACGATCACGGGACCGCGGGTGAGGTTGAGGTACGTCAATCGTCGTCGGCCAGCCGGTTGCTGCAGCACATTTTTCCGGGTCAGGAAATCCCGCTCAAGCGGGGTGAGAAACTTGTGTCGCAGTCTCCGCAGGTTGGCGGGCATGACTTCATCAGTCATACGCATCTGGTCCTGCAGTTCATGTCTGTGAACCTGGATCTGCCGGTGTCGGTGATGCTGCTGGATCCGTCGGACACGAATTTCAGCGGGTGGCGTGGTGCGATCGATCAGGCCCGCATCAGCTGGCGACGTTGGCAGCAGTGGCTGATCGATGTTCTGCACTGTCCGACGTACCGATGGAAAGTGCTGGACTGGGCGTCTGAGAATTCTGTCCGCGGTCAGAAACTGCGGGCGGCATTGAAGGGTGGGGCAAACCTGCTGGCTCATGTCTGGCATCCGGCAGGCTGGCCGTACATTGAGCCATTGAAAGACGCTCAAGCGGACTTCCTGGAATGGACGGGCGGGCTGAATTCGCGGCGTCGTGTTCTGGCCAGGAAGCAGCTGGATGTCCGGGTGATCGACTCGGAAGAGGTTGGTGATCTGGAATTCCGGGCCGATCTGGCGCGGGCGGCTGCAACGCGGCTGAATGACAAGTATCCGGATCTGCCTCCGGTGGATTGGCAAATGTTCATGCCTGGTCTGCCGAAGGGCTTGACGATGGCGCTGTCGGCCGCACAGGAACCGCAGGCTCAGCCCAAGAAACTTGCTTCTGATGGGGGTGGTCAATGAGTGGTCTTCGTCCGGCCTTGATTCGTGATCCGATGCCTTGGGAATGGAATGAACTCGAGGCACGCATGGTGCGTCCGGAGTATTCGCGGGTGGGCGATTACTTCGATTTGTGGGCAATGCACGAACCGCAGTTTGCGGGTCTGTTCGATCTGGTGATGCGGATGGATCTGGCGGAACATGTCAAGGCTTCACAGGCGGCTCCGGTCGCGAAGTCTGACGATCAGGGTCTGGCGGTCAGTCGTGACGGGATCGCGGTGATCTCGCTGTCTGGTACGCTGATGAAACAAGCCAGCAGTTTTTCCTCGTCAACGTCGACCGTCGATGCTCGCCGCAAGGTCCGCGATGCCAAGAGTCGGGCGGATGTGCTGGGGGCTTTGTTTGTCATCGATTCGCCTGGCGGAACGGTGGCAGGCAATCAGGCATTGGCTGAGGACATTGCGGCACTGCAGGCCGAGAAGCCGACGGCGGCATTTATCGAGGATCTGGGGGCATCTGCCGCGTACTGGCTGGCATCGCAGACGGGGCATATTGCGACCAATGGAACGGGCCTGGTCGGTTCGATCGGGACGTTTATGGCTGTTCGTGACACCAGTAAGGCGGCTGAGGACATGAACGTCAAGGTTCATGTGATCCGGGCAGGTGCTTTGAAGGGTGCTGGCACGCCTGGCACTGAGATTACCGACGAAATGCTGGCTGCGTGGCAGCAGATGGTCAATCAGTTGAATGATCAGTTTGTCGGTGCTGTGGCCAAGGGCCGCAAGATGACTGTTGAGCAAGTCCTGGCGATTGCCGACGGTCGGGTTTTTGTGGGCCAGGAAGCGTTGAAAAACGGCCTCGTCGATGCGGTCTGGTCGATTGAGGATTCTGTCCGGCTGCTGACCGAGCGTATCGGATCAGGCCGCAAATCAGGCTCAAATTCAAGTAAAGGAGGTCGGCAGATGACGGCGGCGACGTATCAGGAATTGAAAGCAAATCTGGTGGGGGCTGATCCAGCCTTCATCACATCCCAGCTGGACGCCGGGGCAGAATTGCCAGCGGCAATGTCGGCATGGATGCAGGAGCAAAACAAGCGGATCCAGTCGGCCAAACAGGAAGCGGCCGATGCGGCAGCAGCTGCAGCGTTGAAGCCGGCGGCAGGTCCTGGGATCGGGGCTGGCACCGAAGACAACCCGGAAGCGGGTGGCGAGTCTGGCGATGTTGTCGCCGACTGGCACGCCTTGATGGAAGACTGTTTGGCGAAGACTGGCGGCGATCAGGACGCGGCGTTGCTGCGTGCGGCCGGAAAGAATCCCGCCCTGCACGCTCAATTCAAGGCGGCGACGAATCCCGAGTTTGCCGGGCAGATTTTGAAACACGCCAAGAAACTTGGCGTTGATGTCTGATCAGTTCAGTCGGTGATCACAGGTTTCTCAGGCTTTGTGTGCTGTTCGTTCAATGTGCGTTTTTCTCTGTTGAGGAGTTTTCATTATGGTGAGTGCTGCCTGCGTGATTGACGAAAGTCTCACGGCTCAGTGTGCGGCCGCAACAGCGCCGTATTTGCGGCTGTATCTGAATTCGTCGGGCCAATGGGCGATTGCCGGTGCGACGAAGGCCCATGAAGCGATTGCGGAAGCCAGGACGTATGCCGCGGACGAAGCGCTGTCCGGTCTGTGGCGTAATGAAGGTGCGATCGTTCGGATGATTGCTGCGGCGGCGATTGCTGTGGGTGATCCGATCTGGTCTGCGGCATCTGGAAAAGTGACCAACGTGTACGCCGAAGGGGCGGACTTCATCGGTATCTGTCATGTGGCTTCGTCTGCCGATGGTTCCATCGTTCAGGTGCGGCAGAAATCCCTCGTGCAGAAGACGGGGCAGCATACGACTGCCGCGGCCTCGGACACGATTGTCACGGGGCTGTCTACCGTGCTGGGGGCTATCGCCACCCTGGATTCTGCTCCGGTTGATGATCCGTTCCTGGTGATTGCCTCGATCGGTGATCAGGCCGGGACTCCTGCAGCGGGTTCGATCCTGATCAACACCTACAAAAACACGGGCGGGACCGATCCGACTCCTGCCGCGGCAACGACTTTCAGCAAGAAAGTCAATTGGCTTGCCTGGGGTTACTGATCGGGTTTCGGTGTCGAGTTGCTTTTGAATTTGTTCCGACGATTGGCCGTCGTCCGGTTTCCTTGAATCACAGTCCGCGATGGAGCCATTGTTTCGAAAGGTGTGAAAGATGGCTCAACCTACCAGCGCGATCACTCGTTGGGATCTCGCTCTGAATTACAGTCAGTTCAGCCTGGCATACAACCGCATGGGGTTCGTCGGCCTGGCGATTTTCCCGATCATCATGGTCGGCGAGCAGGCAGCGAACTTCCTGAAAGTGAAGATTTCTTCCTTGCTGGGTCCGGTCGAGGATTTGAAACGCGCGCCGAAAGCTGAATACAAGACGGCCGATTTCGAATTCGACACCGACAGTTACAAGACTGATGACCACGGTGCTGAGGAAGTCCTGGACGATCGGATGCTGAAGATTTACCGGAATCTGCTGCGTGCGGAAATCATTCATCGCAATCGAGCGGTGAACCGCGTGCTGCAGTCCTACGAATCGGAAGCGATCACGGCGGCTCAGAGTACGAGCAACTTCAACAATGCTGCCGCCTCGGTCCTGTGGTCGACCGCAGCGACGGCAACGCCGATTCAGGATTTTCAGGCGGCCATTGAAGCGGTCGAAGGTCGGGTTGGTCGCACTCCGGATCAGGCAACGATCGGCAAAAAGGCTTTGCGAAAGCTCAAGCTGTGTGCGCAGATCACGGATCGGATCAAGTATGACGGTTTCCACGACGCGACTTTGACCGATCCTACGGCTCTGCGAGCCCTGGCGGATCTGTTCGAGTTGAAAAAGCTGAATGTCGCGGGCGGGAACGGAGGCGGATTCAAGAACACGGCGGGCGAAGGGGATACCCCGACACTCACCCGATTCTGGGATGCCACCAAGACGCTCGTTCACTGCTCAGACGATGCTGGCGGTGACCTGGAAGCTCCATTGGCCCGCATCGGCAATACGCTGTGCTGGTCGGAAGAGTCAGCTGGCGTCAACGACGGTGAAATGGCTCTGATCGTCGAGGAATACCGCGACGACAAGACTCGCGGAAGTCGCCTGCGGGCTCGCGGTGACTGGACTCTGAAGCTGTTGCACACGGACGCGGGGCAGCTGATCACCAGTTGCATCTCCTGATTGAAATTGCTGGATCTCCATCGCGGAGAGAGGGGCAAAGGCGGCAGGTCGGCCCACCTGCCGCCCCTTCTTCCTGCCTAAAACCAAGAACGCTGTTATGTCGATCAACCAGGAAAATCTGTCTGTTTTGCTGTCGACGCGCGGCACGGAAGTGACGCGGATCGTGGCGAACGGAGACGAAACTTCCGGGCTGTCGGCATTGTTCATGGAAGACACGGATACCCGGCAATTCAATCGTGATACGGAACGAACGGAACGGACGGCCACGCTGCATCTGTACTCAAATGTGGCTTATGCCGAAACCGACACGTTCCGGGTCGACGGTGAGGTTTGGCAGCAATCGATCCGGTCATCCGTGGATGCGGGTGTTCGGACGATCAAGCTGCAACGCAAGGACGGCAGTAGAACGAGTCGGCCAAGTACGAGGGCCTGGTAATGGCGGTGCCACCAAAAGGGAATTGTGCCGGTCGGCGGACATCGCTGCGTAACACCGTGGCCGCATCGGCGACGTTGCGGAAGCTGCTGGGTGCGGCCAGTGAAGCGGAAGCCCTGCAGCATGTCTATGACGATTTTGCGGCGGATGAAGCCAGTGCGCCACCGGATACGTTTCCGCGAGTGATCCTGCTGGCGGAAGGGCGAACAAGGGTGGATGTGACGGGCGGACGTTCCGTCCGGTTTTCTCCGCAGGTGTTCATTCAGTTTGAGAAGTTCACAGATGCGGCCCTGGAAGAATGGTACGAAGCGGACGGGATCACCGGGCCGTTTGACGATCACGATCACAGGCAGCACCTGATCAACATATACGGTCTGATCGAGTCGGAATTTCTGGATCTGGACAGAACGGCGGGCTGCCTGGAGTTTCAAGCTCTGATGCCTATTGAGGCATCGGAAGTTGACGCAAAGTCTGAGAACGGGCAGCAGTTGTTTCAAATCGTGTTTCAGTTCGAAAGTGAGGGGTCTCCCTGATGGCTCAGCTTGTCGGCGGGACGATCACCACAAGACTCTTTCAGCAGCGGCAGCATGATCAGTTGATGAACATGCTCAACCGTAACCTGATGGAAACCTTGCGTGATCAGTTTCTGCCGTTCCACTTCATGACGGCGGCATTTACCCGGTATCCGGGTGTATTTGCTTCTCGATCGCAGAAGTGGCGACAGATCAAGCGGCGGGTTGTGCATCACGACCGTCCGAACGAATGGACGGGGGCATTAAAGGCGGAAGTTCTGTCGGGGAATCCCCGGCAGATCACAGCGACAAAAGACCGGGCGACGTTCCGGGCCAAGGCTCCTTTGGACAGCAAAATCCTGTCGGGGCCAAAGGCTGGGCAGACGATCCGGCGGCCGTTGACGGAGCAGCGGCGAAAAGAAATGGAATTCGTGTCACCAGAAGAGATTGAACTGCTGAAGCAGCGGCAGGCTGGGCAGTACGTTGCTGCGTTGTATCACCCGGAATGGAACGTGTTCGCGTTGCGAAAATACAGGTTTTAAGGAGTCATTAAAATGCCAGATGTTGTCTATAGCGCGATCCTGGGTGGTACGACTGTCAAACAGATCGCGTCGAGTTCGTTCAACGAAAACATTGCGATCCTGGCGGCCAGAACAAGCGGATCTGGTGTGATCGCCGATCAGTTCATTGACCAGATTTCTCCGATGGGAGAAATCACAACAACGGATATCGCTAACTTCCTGGCTGCGTTCGGTGTGTCGGGAAGCCAGATCACGGACGGGTCGACCGTCAAGATCCCCTATCAGAAGCGTGCTAACGGCAGCACGTTTGGCGGGGCTGGCACAAACATGATGATCAAAGGCAAAGCGGACAATCCGGTCCAGCTGGTGCCGCAATCGGTGACGGCTCCTCGCCAGGGTGCCGTGACTGCATCCGGCCAGGTTCACTTTCTGTCTTCTGACGGTCTGACGATGCCGCATGATGTGTTGACCGCGCAGGATCTGACGGCGGAAACCTTCAACTCGATGTATCGCCTAGGTCCGGTCTATATCAACGGGACGCAATTGCCGAAAGGGGTTGGGTTCACGGTCAACTTCGGGGTTGGTCTGTCGGAAAAACAGCACTTTGACGGGGCGACGTACCCGACTGAGGTCTACAAAGAGACGTTTGATCCCTATATCGAAATCACGGCGGAAGACTTCGATATCCTGGACACGATTTCGGGCGGTCTGGCGATCACCGATGTCCGGGCGTTCCTGCTGAAACGTGCCTCGGGTTCGACCATTGCGGCCTATGGGTCGGCAGTGCATACGAAATTCAGCTTTGCAACCGGCCTGGTGACACCGCAGCAGATTTCTGCCAGTGACACCAAGCACGGGCAGGCGGCGATCCGGTTCAGCGGTCGAACGCTGGTGGTTTCGACGTCCTCGGCGGTTGCTGGTGCCTGATGGTTTTTCTGTTACTGGTCACGAAGTTCGTTTCGTGACCAGTCTTTTCTCAAACTCATTCAAGGCGACAATTGAATGGCAAGTTTTCTATTGTTTTTCCCGAACTCCGCCGGCCGCAGTGTGCGGTCGCTGCTGGAATCGGCGGATATGCTGGACTTTTTGCCGGGTGCCGCGCAAGCGTCAGTGGTGCTGGATGGCGTTTCGGGGACTCTGATCGGCTGGGGAGACAGAATCGGGGTTGAGCCCGATCGTCAAACCTGGGGCGAAGACTGCGGCGGCTATCGCGTCGGATTTTGGGCGGATGCAAAAGTGACTCCGGAAGACCTGGCGAAGCCTGATCAGTTTTCCGGCTATCGGGCTGTGCTGGCCGACGGCAACGAATGGGTGATTCCTGCCGCGTCGATGCTGCCGACGTCTCTGGTTCGCGACAAATCAAAGCATTGGAAGCGGGTTCGGAAACCTCAATTCGATCAGTTCTGGCGTGAGTCGGAAGTCTGGTTTCGCCGCAATCTGAAATGCGGCCTGGATCTGCAGGAGATGCTGAAGGAATCCGGGTTGTCGGAGCAGGCGTTTCTGGATGCCTGGGTCAAGTTTGTCTGTTTCGTACTGCGGCAGAATTACCGGGTGACTGAGGATGTCGTGTCGTCCCTGCGGCTGCTGGATTCCCGGTCGCTCTACATGGTGACTCTGTATGCCGTCGACGGGATGGCGATCGAGGAACTTGAAGCGGATCAGGACGCGGAGAACATGACGGAAAAAAAAATCGCAGAGTCATCACCCCCCGGATGATGGTGACGCGATCGTGGAAGTCGGGTCTGTTACCGGACTATGCCCCAACGTGGTTTGATCTGTGGGTTTATCCTTTTGTGTGAGGTTTGATCATGGGGATGAGTGAAAAGCAGTTGCAGGAAATGCGTTCGAAGATTGAGACGCATTTGAAGTCTGGCGGGTCAGCGGATGCCCGGACGGCGCTGGATCAGTTGTATCCGGATCGTGTGACGTTGGGGGTGTTCGAGCTGGAATTCCAGTCGGTTCAGGAGTCTCTGAAGCCGAAGAAAGCTGCCCCGCCGGCGGATGAGGTTCAACCAGCGAACGATCAGGAATAGGTGACCACGAAGGACACGAAGAGACACGAAGTTTTCTTTGTGAGTGTTGTTTCAGGTTTCGGCTCTTTCCCCTCTTGGTCGCATCATGTCGAATGATATTACCATCGACTGGCATAGCAATCAGTCTGCGTTGATCGCGGATCTGCAGAAGCAGCTGGCTGAAATGAAGAAAAACATTTCAGGTCTGCAGCAGATCGGCCAGGCGGGGACTGCGGCGGGGAATGCGATTGTTGCGGGGGCAAAAGCGGGCACTGTCAGTCTGCGGGAAGTGGGGCAGATTTCTGAGGCGACTCGGAACTATCAGCGGGCTCAGATCGAGGCGGCCCGCGAACAGTACCGGCAGACCAGCCAGGCGATCAGTCAGCAGCAACAGCAGAAACTGATTACCCGCGAGCTGGCGGCTGCACAACGCCAGGCGGCCAAGGATGCTCGTGATGCCAGGCTGGCCGACATTGCCGGTCAGCGGGAAGCGGCGGCAAAGTTCGAACGACATAAGCGAGAGCAGGAGGATCTGATTCG